ATCCATTTATGCTCAGTTCCCTTATGAAGATATTTAATTTCAAATGTATGGGGGGTTTTTAGAAATAAACCAGTTTTTGCTCTTTTAGTTGACATTCCTTGTTTAAAAAATCGAATAATGTTCCTAATTACTTTTGATTCTCTATCATTTCTAGCGGATAATGTAAAAACAAAATTGAAGTTTCTTAGTTGAGGACCATTAAATAATAATTCCATATTCGGATTTATAATTGCTCCGGTTACTCTCGTGAGTAACCCTTTTACTCCAGCTGCTTCCCCTGCATAATAAGCAGCAAGTCCTGCTCCTATACCACTTTTGTCTGTTCCTATTAATTTTCTAATACTTTCTATAGAAGCAGCAGCACCTGCAGAATTATCTTTTATAGTACTGAACGCGGTAGCTGCTGCTATTGCGGCAGTTGCAGACAATTCATCTGGACCCCAATTAACTGTATTGGAGTCTGATATTGAAGGTTGTATAGGGAGAGTAACAGTTCTCCCTCTTTGTTTAGTAGTTGGAGTAGATCTATTTCTTTCTACTGCAGAACCTTGCGCTATTCCTGTGGGACTTAATTTTCTTGGTCTATATTCCAACATTGTAAATGTAATACAATCTTGGTCTTCTGCTTTTAAAGTGATTGGATATTTTAGATTTTTATTGTCTGGATATTCATTTACTGTTCTTGTTTCTGAACTATCATCAATTTTAAGATTATTGAAGTTATTTGTTCCTGTTAAAACTTTTTCTGTAGTTGCTTCTTGAGTATCTTTTCCACCTTGCTGTTCTTCTTGACTTACGTCTGATCCATTACTAATTTGACTTGGTAATTGTCCAGTGACTGTTGCTGTTCCAGTTGCTCCAGGTAATCCAAGTTTTCTCGCTTCATTTGTTCCGAGTTGAGTAACTCTTCCTGCGTTTAAGACTGTTTGTGTTTGTGTTGTTGAATATAAAGACTTTTTAACCTCTTCTTCTGTTATACCTTCTCTATTAGCAAGATTTGTGATACTTGTAGATGTTGTTGGACTCCACCCCCATTTTCCATCAGCACTTTTAGATGATGTAAATGTTGATTGATCTCCTAGTCCGGATATGTCTGGTCTATATGTCCACTTAGAACTTCCATCTGTAAATGTTGTTAATTGTCCAAGAACAATTTTTTCTCCAATGGGAATACCTAATTGACCCTCTTTTGCTATTACTTTTTCTGCCATCAGAACTCCTCCCTACTCGCAAGGGACATTAGAACTTTATTTTCCTTAGACACAGACATTCTACTAGAAGTTCTTTATGTTGTATTTATACCCCCAATTCGTCCTCTGTGATAATCTTAAATTCAAGTCCGCGATCTAAGCACCATTCTTTTGCTGCTTTCCATTTAGCAACATTTTTTTCATAAGTTAATGCTTCAGTAATAAGAGTTTTTGTTTTCTTTTTTCCTGGAACAGGAGGAACAGTTTGCCTTTTGGGCTTTACTTCAATTAAATATCTTTTAACCCTTCCGCTACTTTCTTTTATCTAAACTATAAAGTCTGGAAAATATCTACGGACTTTATGTGTAGTTGGATCATAATAAGGTATGAAAAATTCTTCAGATCCCCATTCTAAGATTGCAGTATTTCTATCACAGTATCTCATAAAGCGAAGTTCCCAAGAACTTCTATAAATGATATTTCCAGAATCTCCTTTATATTTTTCTGGATTTTGTGGATGAAATCTTCCCTGATGATATTTTCCGTCTCTTCCCATAAATACATAATAAACCACCGTGTATTTATAAATGCCAGCTCCAAACCCACAAAAAAGAAGTGTGGATTTTTTGAAGACGAAGATAATGCAACCTGCATTAACTTCTCATTTTGAATGTTATTTTTCTCTACCGAGCACAATGTCGTCCTGGTTTAGAGATAATCAACTTGGAAACTATGCAGTATTAACAGATACTTTAACTATTTCTTGCTCTGAAGCATCTTTGCCGGGTTCGACTTTAGCCACTCACGAATTAAACAATGATTTTACTGGAGTAACTCAAAGACACGCATATAGAAGATTATATGATGATAGAGCAGATTTTACTTTTTATGTGAACAATAAGTATGAGCAGATTAGATTGTTTGAAGCGTGGATGAGATATATTACTGGCGAACAAATAAGCACAGCAGCAGATTTAAATATTTCATATAGAATTCAATATCCAGAAACTTATAAAACGACAATTTACATAACTAAATTTGAACGAGATCTCCATACAAAAAGATCTAAAAATTCTCAAAAGATAGTTTATAGTTTCTTTAATGCCTTTCCAATTTCAATATCTTCTATGCCAATATCGTATGACTCTTCTCAATTATTAAAATGTACGGTATCCTTTTCTTATGATAGATATGTTTGTAGCAATAATTCTTTAACACCACCCTCATCTTCCGAACCATCTCAAAATACAACTGCGGGTGTTCCAGACCTACCTGGTCTAACTGGTGCCGGTGCTCTAGCAACAGGTAATGAATCTGCACTATTCAATAACATATCTCTGTCTCAATACAATATTTCTCCTGGAACTTTAACTAATAGTTATGGTGAAGGTGAAGAAATTATCAATGCTATTAACTCTAATCAAAGGCCTGTTGAAGAAGGTCTTCCTTATGTTGGTAGAAACGTAGGGCCTCTTGCTCCTTGATAAATAAAGTACCTGAATTGTTTTAGGAGATTATGCCTTTACCAAAAATTGCAACTCCAACATACGAGTTGGAGTTACCTTCAAGTGGTCAAACTATTAAATATCGTCCATTTTTAGTTAAAGAAGAAAAACTTTTAGTCATTGCTTTAGAATCTGAAGATACTAAACAGATTACTACAGCAATTAAGACTGTAATCAAAAACTGTATTGAAACAAAGGGAATTAAAGTAGAAACTCTTCCCACGTTTGATATTGAGTACCTGTTCCTCAACATTCGTGGTAAGTCTGTTGGTGAAGAAATTGAGGTCAACATTATTTGTCCTGATGATGGAGAAACTGCAGTTTCAGTTAAAATTGATGTTGATGATATTAAGGTTCAAAGAAATGATGAACACGAAAACAAGATCAAATTAGATTCTAATTTAATGATGGAGATGAAGTATCCATCGCTAGATCAGTTCATTAAAAATAATTTTGATCTTGCTAATAATAGTGCTCTTGAACAGTCTTTTGAACTGGTCGCTTCTTGTGTAGATAAAATTTATAATGAAGATGAAGTTTGGAGTGCCGCTGATGTGACCAAGAAAGAACTTATGGAATTTCTTGATCAAATGAATTCAAATCAGTTTAAGCAGATTGAGAAGTTTTTTGAAACTATGCCTAAACTTTCTCATACAGTTAAGGTAAAGAATCCAAATACTGAAGTTGAAAGTGATGTTGTTCTGGAAGGGTTATCGAGTTTTTTCGCATAGCACTGGTCCATATGGATCTTGAAAACTACTTCCGTCTTAATTTTTCGTTAATGCAGTACCATAAATATTCATTGACAGAAATAGAAAATATGATGCCTTGGGAAAGAGATATTTACGTCGAACTTCTCAAACAACATATTGAAGAAGAAGAGTTAAAACAACAGCAGCAACAACAAAGTAATGGCTGGTAATCCCCCAAATTTACCTACAGAGAATATAGATGAGGTAATTTTAAGATTACTAGCCTTAGAACCTAATGAGGTTGATGAGCTTGATTATGAGACTTATCGCCAATATTTAAAAGAACTTCTGATCGAAATTGATCGAGGAAGAAAAATTGGTGGAAATGAAGTAGAATCAATAAGAGAAGAATTTAAAAGAGTAAAAGGAAAAACAGGTAGGTTTAAACTTAAGTCTAAGAAAGTAAAGGTAACTGCTACTGGACTTGGTTTAGGAGGGATTCGTAAGCAAACAAAAGTTGCTCAGCAACGAATAATGCTGATGCCTGTTGGTGGAATTCCTAAAGGTGGTGCTGAAGTAAAAGAAAAGGTTGAGACTGTTTCTAAAAAGAAAAGAACAAGTTCAGATCCTTTAATACGTATTAGCAAAACTCTTGATTCTATTCTTAGAACTCTTACTAATATTAACAAGGAAAATAGAAAGAAAAGTGAAAAGGATAGAAGAGATGCTGAAAGTAGAAGAAGGGGTGGTAGAGAAAAAGATCTAGAATCAAAGAGATTTGAGGGTATAAAGAAAGCATTATCCACAATTACAAAACCATTCCAGTCTATCTGGGATAGAATAGTCAACTTTATTACGAATATTGTACTTGGAAGAATTGTTCTAAAGTTGTTGGATTGGTTTGCTGATCCAAATAATCAAGGAAAGATTAATAGCATAATAAGATTCTTTAGTGATCATTGGCCTACACTACTAGCACTGTACATTAGATTTGGTACTGGTATTGGTAGATTTGTTGGTAAACTAACTGGAATTGTAATTAAGGGTGCAATTAAGTTAGGAGCAATTACTGCAAGACTTCTTGCCTCAGCAGGCCTGAAAAAGTTTGGTGCAGCTGCTAAATTTCTTGGTGGTCCAAGAGGTAAATTATTAGGTGCTGGTTTAAGTGCTGCAGCAACTATTGGAGGCACTTTAGCACTAGGAAAGGGAATTGAAAGTCTCGCTGGAGGCGGAGAAGAAAAACCGACACCTGTTCCTGGATTTTCTGGTGGTGGATGGAATAAAGGATTTAAAAACTTCTTTGGTAATATGTTTAGTGGTCTTGTAAAGGGACCAAAAGGAAGAGATAAAGTTCCTGCAATGCTTACTGATGGTGAGTTTGTTGTATCTGCTGGAGCAGTTCGTAAGTATGGAGTAGATACTTTTGAAGCAATGAATGCTGCAGGTGGAGGCACTAATATTCCTCAGATTGCGAGTGGTATTATGCACGCTGCTGGTGGTGGTTATGTTGGGGATCCAGTTGCTGCACAAGAAGCCTGGTCAAATTATATGAAGATGAATCCTAGCAAATTTGCTAAGGGTGCAGATTATGGTGACTTCGAATCTGTGAATCGTGCTTCAAGAGATTTCATGAAGACATTTATGAAAACTGGAAAACCACCAGAGTGGGCAAAAGTAACACAAAAAACAACAAGAGTTAGTACTCCAAAAAGTTCATCACCAATAACAAAACCAACTCCTCAAGGTCCAACTAAAGGTGGAAGTCTATCTACAAATGTTCGAGGTGCTAGACCTCGTGGTTATGGTGGAGCACTTCAGGCAGCATTTGCTGCAATGGAATTTAATGATAGAAAACAAGCAGGACAAACAACAGCACAAGCAGGTTTAGGTGCTGCAGGTTCTGCACTTGGTGGCCAAATTGGATGGATGGCAGGCGCAAAGGCTGGAGCATTAATTGGTGGTGGTATTGGCGCAATGTTTGGTGGTGTTGGTGCTGCACCTGGTGCTGCTGTAGGTGCAATTATTGGAGGTCTTGCTGGTGGATTTGGCGGTGCATCTCTAGGTGGTAAACTTGCTGATGATGTGTCTGGCGTAAATTCTGCAAAAGAAAGAATGAGTAGAGGTGGAATTGGTGGTGGAGTTAAAGGTGGTTTTGGATTAAAAGGACAGTCATTTAAGGATGCTCCAAAAACTATGTTGATGACTGATGATAAGGGAAGACCTTTTGTTGGTCATAAAGCAATGAAAGGTGGAAAATTAACTTATGTAAGACCACCAAAACCAGGAACAGGAACATCAAATCCGCTTGAAGCACTCGGAAGAATGATAAATCCTGGTGCATACAAAGAAAATGATCAAAGGCTTGCAATGAAGAACCAAAAAATTGCAATGGTCAACGCATTAGAGAGATTCCAGGCACAAGGTATGGCTCCTGATGCTCAGGCAAGAATGATGAAACAAATGGGAGGTAATATTAAAGATGTTCAGAATGATTTAAATTATAGAAAAACTACTCAGAAAAAAAATGCAGAGGAGCAAAAAAAATTAATGAGTGGTAATGATAAGATGTCCGTTATGAGAAGAAATAATGCGGCAAGAATTTCTGCACAGCAAACAAAAAAACCGCCAGTAAAACCACAACCAAAACCAAAACCAAAAGTTTATACACCTGCTGGTGGTGGTATGGGTGGAAGACGCGGTAGTGGTTCAAGTCCTTCAACAGGTTCTAAACCACCAAGTTTCTCACCGACTCATAAGAAGGGCACAAAAACTGCTCAAGCAACGCTGGGAGTTAAGAAATAATGGCAAAACTTCTTCCTCCATCAAACTTTTCTTTCCAAAAATCTGCAATTGTAAAAGCAGATAAGTTTTTGGGTGCCAAAACAAAAACTACTAATGTAAATGTAAAAGAATCAACCAAAGAATCTCCAAAACTTCTAGAAGATACACTCACTAAGATTGAGAGAAAAGTAGTTCAGATTGATAAACTTTTGAAAGATTCTTTGTTTCTTACTAAAAAAGAAAACGAGAAAAAGAGAAAAGGTGAGGAACAAAAGGAATTTGAAGGAAGAGAAAAAGAATTAGAAAAGAAAAAACCTAAAGAAGTAAAAGGATTAAATCTTCCAACACCACCAAAAAAGGGATTCTTGGATTGGATTAGAAACTTCATTACTCAAACTGTTTTGGGTTTTATCGCAGTAAGATTGATTGATCATCTTCCAAAACTTTTAAGTCTTCTCCCAACAATTATAAAAGTCACAGATTTTATCACTGATGTTGGTGGTAAAATGTTGGATGGTCTTATAACTTTTATTGATTGGGGTTATAAGGCTTTTGATGCAACTCGTGGATTTATTAAGAATATTGGTGGAGAAGGACTTGCTCAGACTTTAGATAAATTTGGTGGAGCATTAAATGGTCTTTTAGATGCTGCAATTGTTGTTGGTCTTGCTTCTCTTGCTATGGGAGGAGATGAAGGGGCACCTGGTGGAGGAAGAAGGGGATTTGATACTCAAGGAAGAAGAGTTGGAAAGGATGTTCAAAGACGATATGCTCAAAGATATGGTAAAGAACAATTCCTGGATAGATTTGGAAGAAAAAATTTAAGAAATCTTTCTGGCGGAATGCAAAGAAATGCATTCCAAAAAGGAGCTCGTAGTGTATTTATGGGTCTTGCTGGAAAGCAAGGTGCAAAGACAGTTCTTAAGTTTGTAAAACCTTTAGTAAGTAGAATTCCTATCATTGGTGGTCTGATTGAGTTTGGTCTATCTTGGGCACTTGGAGAACCTGTTGGCAAAGCAGCATTTAGAGGAATAGGTTCTGTTCTTGTTGGTGCGATAGGAACTGCAATTGGAGGACCTGTTGGTGCATTCCTAGGTTCTTGGGCAGGTGGAGAAGCAGGTGGTATTCTATATGATATGTTCTTTGGAAATAAAAAAGTAAAACCACAAGGTAAAGTTGCAAAAGCGGCAGGTGGTGGAAGACCAGCAACTCGTGGCGGAAAATTGGTAAGTGGTCCAGCAAGGAGAACAATAAGTAAGAAGAAAAAACCAAGAACATTAAAAGCAACACCTTCCAAACTAAAACCAGGTGCTCTTGTAGGTGGCGAAAAGAATATTAAAAAATTATATCCAGAATCAAAAGACAAAACAAAAATGAGTCCTTTTGATTTCTTGAAAAAGAGTTATGAAACTTTTTCAAGAGCAACTGGTTTTGGTTCTTTAATTGCCCTTGCTATTAAACCTTTGATGGGAGATAAACCTTCTTATGCTGATTATAAGAATGCTGGTGTAGGTATAAACAATTGGATGAACCAATCGGTATCACCAACAACTTTAGCATATGCGGGTGGTGGTGAAGTTACTATGGAGAGTATTGTGACGGGTGAAGACTATAGTAATGTGATTGCTAAGTCTCTTCAAGATTCTGTTGCTCCAGAAGTTGATAAAACAATTCAGGATTTGATGAAGCAGTTGATGCTAAAGCAACCATCCAAAGAACCTGATAAATCTGATCCTACCAAGAACTTGGAAGAAGAAACACCTCCAGGAGGGTTGACTGAGGGACAATGGGGTCCTCTGTTAGATCTTATTGCAGGAAAAGAATCTGGCGGTAATTATGAGGCAATGTATCCAAGCACCACTCTAAAAGGGGCAACCAAAATGACTATTGCCGAAGTTGCCAGAAGAGCAACGGGTGCTGTTGGAAAATATCAACAACTTCCACAATACCTTGTTGGTAGAGCAAAAGCAGCTGGTCTCAATCCAGATAAAGATCTTTATAGTCCAGAAAATCAAGAAAAAATTATTATTAATGTTAATATTAAAGGAAGAGGTGGGGAAAGATGGTTAAAAGGTGAGATAAGCGATGAACAATTTATGCAAGGATTATCTCAAGAATTTGCTTCATTGCCTAACGCGCAAGGTCAGTTTTATTATCCAGGTCAAAGAAGTGCAATGACACCAGAAAAAGTGAAAGCAGCACTTTCTAAAGTGAAAAAAGGAGGATATTCTCAGACAGAACTTGCTGCTGGTATGGGACGTGGACCAGCTGGGTTTAATGTAGGAAAATTGGGAGGATCTGTTGTCGAATATATTACTGGTGATCCAAATACTACATTTGGGAAATTTGATCGAGCTGGTCATGGAACCACATCAAATTATCACGATCATATTGCATTTAAAGATAGAGATACTGCAATAAAAGCATACAAGTTTTTTCAATCTAAAGGTATTCAGGTTACAGAATTTAAAGGATATGGTCCTGTTGGCGGTCACGCACCAGGTTCATATCATTATGATGGTCTTGCTTTTGATATTCCTGGAGCTCAATGGGGAGGAAGTGGATCAATTGGTCCAAAAGATTATGCCGGATCTGCAAAGGTTAGAACAGTTTTAAAACAATTTTTAGGTGGAGGATCAACAGAAATAGCATCAAAATTTCATGGAGGATCTGGATTTGTATCTAAAGATGGTTTTATGTTAAAACTCCATAAAGGAGAAATGTATAAAGTAATTGATAAAGACTCTGTTGATTTGCTTGGAATAGATTTTGCGAGAGAAATTATTGAGATTGAAAACAGAGCACAATTAGTTGCAAAGGCACCATCTATCATCGAAAAACTTAAATCAATTGCAGGATATACTGATTACGAAATGCCCTATGGTGGTGAACCACAAATCATTGAAGTTCCTGTAGAAATCCCAGTACCAGTACCAATGGGTGGTAGAGGTTCTACAATCGTTGCTGGTGGTGGTGTAAATAATAGTAATGATATGTTCGATCAAACTCTGGCACAGGTATGACATTAAACAGTAGTAATATACCAGTTTTTAAAGTTTTCTCAAATGCAACTGGGAAGGAACTTCCTTTTAATGGAGGAGTTGCTGAGTTGTATTATTATGAAAACTTATTGTCAGAAACAGTAAGAATGACTATTTCGGTTGTAGATACTGGACAAGGTTCTGAAGGTGTCGCTGCATCAGATAAAATTAAACTTACAGGAACGGAGAAAGTTCATATTGAAATTGTCGATTCTCAAGATCAAAAAGTATCTTTCAAAACAACTGCTAACGAACTTCATATTACTGGAAGAGAAAGAATCAGTGATAAACTAAGAGATGTTGAAATTTTAGAATTAGTCTCGAAAGAACATTTAAAAAATGAAAGTGTCAGGGTTGATAAAAGATATGATGGAAAGATATCAGATTCGATTGATAAAATTTTAAAAGAAGTTTTAAAGACTCAAAAGAAAGTAGACATAGAACCAACTAAAAATACAAGGTCTTTTATTGGGACTTTAAAGAAACCTTTTTGGTTTATTATGTGGCTTGCTGGTCAATCGATTCGTGAAAATACAAGTGCTCTTGGACTAAGTTCTGGATATTTTTTCTTTGAAACTAAGTCTGGATTTAAGTTTAAATCAATTGATACTTTATTTGGCCAGAATCCAGTTAAGAAATATATCTTTAACAATACAGTATCAACACAAATTCCAGAAGGATATGATGGGAAGATTCTGGAATATGATTTTGTAGATAGTGCTGATATGAAAGACCAACTAATGATGGGTACTTTCAATAGTTCTGTAAATCTTTTCAATTCTTTTGAAAGTTCTTTTAATTGCAATCCTTTAGATATTACAACACAAGAATCTGCAATTACTGCTGCTGGAACTGAGTATGGTAAGAATCTATTCAAAGATTTTATTTCAAAACCTTCAAGATTTTACACGGGCAGCGAATCAATTGGTGGTCTAAAACCAGTTGATGAATCTAAAGAACTTGACACTGACAAAGCAAAATATCTTTCATCAGCAACTGCAAGATATAATCAAGCATATACTGTAAAAGCAAATATTACTATTTTTGGTGATTATAGTTTAGAAGCAGGTCAATTAATCTTCTGCGATTTTCCAGAACAATCTACAAAGACTAATACAGTTGCTAATCCAAGAATGAGTGGTGTTTATATGATCTCTGCATTGTGTCATAGAATTGATCCTCAACAACAATGTTATACTGCTCTTGAACTTATTCGTGATTCTTATGGAAGAAAACCAATGCTGTCTCAATCACAGACTGCTGCTCCAGGTGGTGTTGGTCAAGGTGTAAATGCACAAGGTCAAAATGTTTCTGGAGAGGGTCAAGGTATAACTGGTAAGGGCGTAACGGATCAAGATATTGCTGAAGCTCTTGATGCTGAGGCAAATCTATATGAACAGCAGTATTATGAAGCAACTGCAGATTATTGGGAGGCAGTTGGTGAAGGTATTGAAAATGGAGCAAGTTATCAAGAACTTGGATTGAATCAGCAAGAGATTGATTATCTTGAAGGTAGAAGAGATGATCCTCCTGCGCTATAAATAATAAGAACTATTCTGTGTTCATATGGACAGAACACTTCAGCAACATATTAATGATGATCGTAATGAATTGGATGATCCAAATACGAGCGGTCAACGT